GACGCCGCCCGGGCTGTCATGTTGGCCTATGCGCTCGGCACCGACCTGGACCAGCTGGCCGGCAACTACAACCTGGTGCGCCTGACCATTACGTCGGCTGACGACACCACGACGCCGCCCACGGCCGCCGTCATGGAAAGCAATGATGCACTGCGCGAACGCATCCAGCTGGCCTATGAGGGCTTGTCGGTGGCCGGTCCGCGCAATTCGTATATCAAATTTGCACGCGATGCGGACGGCCGCGTGGCCGACGCCAGCGCGATATCGCCAGCGCCGTGCGAAGCCCTGATTACGGTGCTTTCGAACCTGGGGGATGGCACCGCGACGCCCGACCTGCTGGTCGCTGTGGCGAATGCTTTGACCGGTGATGACGTGCGCCCGGTGGCCGACCTGGTGACTGTGCACAGCGCGATCATCGTGCGGTATGAAATCCGCGCCACGCTATACCTCGATCAAGGCCCGGAGGCCGAAGCCATCCTGCAGGCGGCGAACGACAGCGCAAATGCTTACCGCAACCAGCAGCGCCGAATCGGCCGTGACGTGAACCGATCGGCCATCACCGCGGCGCTGCACGTTGTTGGCGTCAACAAGGTGGTCCTGGCCCTGCCGGCCGCTGACCTGGTGCTCGATGAAACCCAGGCGTCGTACTGCACCGGCGTGACCATCATCAACGGTGGCGCCGGTGGATAACCTGCTGCCGCCAAATGCCACCCTGCTCGAGCGCAACCTCGCCCAGGCGGGCACCGCGATCGAGGCCGTACCGGTCCCGCTGCGCGATCTGTGGAACGCGGACAACTGCCCGGTGAACCTGCTGCCCTTTCTCGCAGCTGCCCTTTCAGTCGATCGCTGGGACGCGAACTGGACGGAGCAGACCAAGCGCAGCGTCATCAAGGCGTCGTACTTCGTGCACAAAAAGAAGGGGACCATCGGCGCGCTGCGCCGCGTGGTCGAACCACTCGGCTATCTGATCCGGATCGTCGAATGGTGGCAAACGACACCGCGCGGGCCGCGCGGCACTTTCCGACTCGATATCGGCGTGCTCGACACCGGCATCACCGAAGAAATGTACCTGGAGTTGGAACGCCTGATCGATGACGCCAAGCCGCTGACCCGCAACCTGCTCGGCCTGGCTATCAGCGTCGAAGTGCGCGGCACCACGTACGTGGGCGCCGCCAGCTACCTGGGCGACGAGCTGACCGTCTACCCATACACCCCGATCGTGATCGTGTCGGCCGGCCTGTGGTCCACCACCGGCGCCGCGCACCTGATCGACACCCTGACAGTTCACCCGAAACACTGAGGAAAACATGGCTGATATCCAACAAATTTATTTCACGACCCTGACGGCCGTGGGCGAGGCCAAGGACGCCAAGGCCAAGGCCCTGGGCACCGCCTTGAAGTTCACCGCGATGGCGGTAGGCGACGGCAACGGCGTACTGCCTGTGCCCGATCGCACGCGCACGGCCCTGGTGCGCGAAGTGCGTCGCGCCTCGATCAACACCCTGAAACAGGACCCGCGTAACCCGGCCCAGCTGATCGCCGAACAGGTCATCCCCGAGGACGAGGGCGGCTGGTGGATTCGCGAGCTGGGACTGTTCGACTCGGACGGCGACTTGTTTGCGATCGCCAACTGTCCCGAAACCTACAAGCCGGTCCTGGCTCAAGGCTCGGGCCGTACCCAGGTTGTCCGCATGGTACTGGTGATGACGAGCGCGGCCTCTGTGCAGCTCAAGATCGACCCTTCGATTGTCCTGGCCACGCGCCAGTACGTGGACGGCCAGGACGCCGCGCATGCCGCTGCAGCCGACCCGCACCCGCAATACCTGACCGAAGCCGAGGGCCAGGCCGTCGCCGCCCTGGTGAATTCATCGCCGCTCGCCTTGGATACCCTGGCCGAGCTGGCCGCCGCGCTGAACAACGACAAGGACTTCGCCGCGACGACGGCGGCCGCCCTGGCTGCGAAAGCGCCCCTGGCTTCGCCTGCACTCATTGGCAACCCGACCGCCCCCACGCCGGCACTGTTCGACAACGACTCCAGTGTGGCAACGACTGAGTTCGTGAAAAAGTCCGGCATGCAGTTCTCCGCACCGATATTCGTAAATGCGTCGCGCGCCCTGACCGCAGCGGAATGCGTCGGAAATTTTCTCGTTATTGCCGGCAGCCCTGGGCCTATCACCCTCACACTGCCGGCCGTTTCCGCTTGCCCCCCAGGAACGGTTGTCACCTTTCTGAACGCAAGCGCCTACGACGTGACGATCGCGCGCACCGGCGCCGATGCAATCAACAACGGTAACGGCACGGCACAGCCAACGGTCCTCCTTCGAACGAGTGACAGCCTGAGCCTTGCAAACATTGCCGGTGTTGGAAATTGGCAGGGATTCGCCGGCACCGCGCAACTTCCGTCCTCGCCGTTGTTTAGCGCATCGAAGATCAGCAACGGCTACCAGAAGCTGCCGAGCGGTTTGATCTTGCAGTGGGGACAGTTCACGCAAACAGACGTTACCGGCACCGCGACTGGTTTCAATTTTCCGCTTCCGATCGCTTTCCCAAATGCCGCCCTGCAGGCTGTTATGACACCAGCCAGCGGGATCGGCGCCGGTAACGTCGTTGCTTCTGTCGAAGGTGTCACCCCGACCTACATCAGCGGTTTCACCTGGGGTGGCTCTGGCGCCCGCCTTTACCGCATCTTTGCGATTGGATATTGAAATGATGAAAACCCGCTTTTCCCCAAGTACCGGAACGTCCTATCCCCTCGATATAAAGTATGGCGAGTGCATGCCGGCCGACGTGATCGAAGTGCTGCAGGCCGACTATGAAGCGGCGATGTTGGCCCGATCTGCCGGCAACACTATCGCGTTCGTGAACGGCCAGCTGGTCATCACGCCACCGATGCCGCTCGCTTTCGCCACCCTGTCGGCCCCTTTCCTGGCTGAGGTTCGCACCACGCGCGAGGCGATCCTGAACCGCCTCGCCGGCATCGGCCTGGCCGCCCTGGTCGACGGCGACTCCGAAGTCGCTGAGGCGATCGCCCAGGCACGCCGCCAGCTGCTCGATATCACCGAGGCGCCGGAAGTGCTGACCGCGATCGGCGCCGAGAACATGGCCGCCCTTGAGAACGCCGTAAAGGTCCGCTACAAGGCGATCGCCGCCGGCGTGCCAGTCGAGGTGCGCAACGCTTTCAACAAGGTGTCGCTGTGATTGCCGGCCTGGCTTTCGCGCGCACTCTCGCGCTGAATGGTGTCGAAGTCGCCCTGGTGATCCTGCAGGCCGCCGCCTGGGGCTTCGCGTCGTTCTACCTGCTGTGGGTCCTGTACCTGGCCGTGATGAACCTGCAAAGCGCCCGCGATGCCGGCACGCTCGGACGCCCCGCGTATTGCCTGGGTCTGCCATTGCTATATCTCGGCCTCCTGGTGGACTTCCTGGTCAACGTGCTCCCGGTCACGGTGCTGTTCCTAGAACTGCCGCGTGAGCTACTGGTCACCGCGCGCCTCACCAGGTATGCAAACGGCCCGGACGGATGGCGCAAGCGCTTGGCGCTCTGGTTCGCCCACAACCTGCTCGACACGTTCGATCCCAGCGGCCAGCACGTCCATATCACCGTCACCGTGACGCCGGGAATGGCGCCGGCGGCGATCGCCAGTGCAGTAACAGCTCAACTGGCAGCCCGCCAGCAGCTCAAGTAACAAATTTCACCCCACCAAACTAGGAGTACACGCAATGCCAACCGACTACCACCACGGCGTCCGGGTCATCGAAATTAACGAAGGCTCGCGCCCTATCCGCACCATTTCCACCGCCATCATCGGCATGGTCTGCACGGCCGACGACGCCGATCCGATCGCATTCCCGCTGAACCAGCCAGTCCTGCTGACCGACGTGGTCTCGGCTGCAGGCAAGGCTGGCACCAAGGGCACACTCGCCGCCAGCCTCAAGGCGATTGGCCTGCAAACCAAACCGGTCACGGTGGTGGTACGTGTGGCCGAAGGCGACACCGAAGCCGAAACGTCCGTCAACGTGATCGGCGGCGTGACCGCTGACGGCCACAAGACAGGGATCCAGGCGTTGCTGTCGGCGCAGTCGGCCTTCGGCGTCAAACCGCGCATCCTGGGCGTGCCTGGCCTGGATACGCTGGCTGTCGGCACCGCCCTGGCAGCGGCCGCACAAAAGCTGCGCGGCTTCGCTTATCTGAGCGCGTACGGCTGCGCCACCAAGGAAGATGCAGCTGCCTACCGCGCCGGTTTCAGCCAGCGCGAAGTAATGGTGATCTTTCCGGACTTCATCAATTTTGATACGGTCAAGGCCGCCAATGCGCCGGCGCCGGCAGTCGCCTACGCCCTGGGCCTGCGCGCCAAAATCGACGAGGAAACGGGCTGGCACAAGACGCTGTCGAACGTCGGCGTCAACGGCGTGGTCGGCATCACCAAGCCGATTTTCTGGGACCTGCAGGACCCGGCCACCGATGCCGGCTATCTGAACGAGCAGGACGTCACGACCCTGATCCGTTCGAACGGCTACCGCTTCTGGGGCAGTCGCACTTGCACGGAAGATCCGCTGTTCGCGTTCGAAAGCTATACCCGTACCGCCCAGGTACTGATGGACACGATGGCCGAAGCGCACATGTGGGCTATCGACAAGGATATGCATCCTTCCCTGGTGCGCGACATCATCGAGGGCATCAACGCGAAATTCCGTGAAATGACCACCAGCGGCTACCTGATCGGCGGCAGCGCCTGGTTCGATGCATCGATCAACACGCCCGACACCCTCAAGGCCGGCAAGCTGTACATCGATTACGACTACACGCCGGTCCCGCCACTGGAAAACCTGATGCTGCGCCAGCGCATCACCGACCGCTATCTGGTGGATTTCGCCACCAGCGTGGCCGCCCAATAACAGCCCGGATTACA